ACGCTTAACAAAAAAACAATACAAGAATTAAAAACAGTCAAGTTAAGATACTCTCAGAAACTTGCAGATGTTTTTTTCACTGTAAATTCTTTGGCATGTATCAGTCACTTTCACCTAGTACACAGTTTGTCATCCCGAAGCTCTTTCATAGACAACAATAATCCATAAGAGATGTCCTTGATCTAATATCTCTCATATTTATCCATCTATTATAATTCTTGAGACAAGCTTCTGTCTCCCTGATTAGGTCTTTCGGACGACAGCTCAGTCTGGTAGTTTTTACTATCTTGTATATCATTCTTATCCAGTGAGCTGACAAACTCAGAGATGAATTGCACGCTACCTTTTTGAATATCGGGCTAGGACTTGCCCAGCTCCATGATAAGTACTTTTTGCTCCTGATGGTCTGCTTCTTGAAGTAGTAAGTGACAGGGAGGTTGTAAAGTTCGTGGATTCTAGTGAAGTTAGGCAAATCTCCCAATGTTGTCGATAGAAACAGAAGTGTGCTAGAACAGATGTTAAAATGTCTCAATAGCTTTGGGTCAGAGGGAGGGAAGAACTTAGACTCCTTGAGAGATTTAGACACATTGAAAACCCTGTTGGAGAATACTATGGTTATTGCGAGTATTATAGCCATCTTAGATGGGTAGCCTCTCTTCAACTCCAACTCATCCACCATCTTATGAACCAAGAACGATTCTACTTCACTGTCTATCAACGTTATGATCATCTCATTATAAGGGTTTGATATAATCTCCTCAGGGAAGCCTCTCACCAAGTCCTGATAATTCAAAGTTCTAGCCCTTAACATCTCGCTTTTGGTGTTGCTGCAGTTGAACAAAACCAGGCTCATCTCTCGGATAGTAGAAGCCGTAAGCAACTCATGATCTCTAAAGAAGTGACCCTTTTTGGAAAACTTCAGATAAACCTCTGAAGAGAAAGAAGATGTCATCTGGGTGACAAACCCTGTCACGTTCGGAAACGCTCTGGACAAGTGGTGAATTGCCTTATAATCTGGATTGACCAGCATGGTCCCATAGGTTTTAAAAATCAAGCACAAGGGCCCTCGAATAGACATAGAGAAGTCAGACAATAGAAGTGTTATTTTATTTACTGACTCAATGTCTGTAACCTCTGCATCACATACAATTAAGTCGAACTGAGTTTTTAGTTTAGACTGCACGGAGTGAAAATACTTCCAAGTGAGAGGGTTTCTCAGATCAGAAGGCTTCTCCCATATAGAGTCGAAATCGATGACTCTTGATGTTATTTCCTCTCCTCCTCTCATTAGTGCAGACGGAGGCAAGGGGTGAGTGCCTGAAGCCATTAAGTCATTCACCTCCAACAAGCTGTTGAAGACCAATTTGGAATCTGGGAACATACTCAAAACGACTCGAGAAATTCCGCCGGACCCGTCACCGATAACAAGGGACAAACAAGGGCACACATCCAGATCATTCAGTATGGGCTTTACCTTGTAGTGAGCACCTGTCGCCCATTGAACGATCCTTAGACCTGACATGAGCGGGTTTTGAAATTGACGGGACAGAGATCTCAGGTCAATGTCTGATGCCAACGCTGGATTCAAAGAGGTGGATATTGCGATCTGCTGTGCAGAACATATCCATTCAGAGGATCCGATTTTGCGTGATATTCTTGGAATTGGACTCAAGTCTGGACTCATCGACTTAGCTGCATGACGAACCTCCTGATCCACCCATCTGGTTCTTCTCAACGCCTCTTTTAGCAGAGAGTGTATCTCCTCATCTGACTCTACGTTGTCCTCACCATGGCCCCCCAACACCTGCCTCATCAGGGAATTCAATTGGCGTAACTTGGCTCTCATCTGTTTTGACAAATTTCTTTCTACCTTTTGTAGCCATAGATGGGCCTGGTAAGTTATCAATGTCAGATATGTCATTTTGATACTTCTAAAATCAGAGAATATCCAGAGGAGCTCACTTTCTGGCGAGGAACACATGCTGTCTCTCTCATACCTTAATACCTGTTGAAGATAGCACAACACAGACCTGTTTCCCTCCTCCATCGTGGTGGGATAAGCTGCTGGAATCTTTTGAGGTATTGAAAAGATCTCTGCTCTAAGATCCGGCTCTTTCAACATCACATATAGAGACGGATGATTGTCGAGCCTCAATAAAATGTATGAAATCACTCCTGATATTAATTCGAGAGGCCTGTTTATGTTGATGTTCGTCATTCTGGTTAGAAAGCATATCGAAGACCCTATCAAGACTCCTCGCGCTAATCCTCTTAAATAACTTCTAGCCGACACCCTTCCATAGATGTTTACTGGAAACAAAGAGTTGTCATTATATCCTGGATCATGGACTGCAACCAATATAGAATACAGGAGACCCTGAGCTGTTCCGATGTGGTAAGACCGCTCATTGTTGTTCAACACTGTCAAATCACCTGCTTTTAAGCCGATGTCAGGCAGTTTCCTGAATTGTGGGACGGCTCCCGACACCATTCTTGAAATCCGTGTTGATATATCAGGGAATATAAAGCTTTGGGGGGCTTCTAAAGAGACCTCTTCTATTGGTCTTATACATTTCTGACACCTCAAATGCCAGTGAAATGTTGAGTCCTTTAGTCTAACATCTTTTTGAACCAACTCAGAGGTCCAGGTTTGAGCATATAACATCAAAGGTTGGAACATGAAATCAAAATTGGTCCCATCCTGAGTCAGGTCTGACATAGTATCTGTACTGACAGATATGTGAGACAACAAGTTGGGACATACAGATGAATAACCTCCTTCACTATACCTGGCAGATTTAAACCTATGCAGGGCTGATCCTGTCCGTTTGAAAACGGGAGCCTCTTCAATAGGAAAAGATGGACCTGTTAAGGAAAGGATATTTCTGATGAGAGTTTGGGCCAGATTTGAGTCTCTTGACACAAACCAATTGATTGACTCCTTGAGAGACAATGCTCTCTTCACGACATGAACATTGGTCACCTTCTCCCAGGCATGAAACAGTTGAGTAGAGACTGAAGTTGAAGACCCTAGGTACCCTTTGAGAGGACCTCTTGAGAAAAAGGAATTGTCAAAAGAAGGTAAGACCGACACCGATAATCGAGGGTTGTATGCATCTCTAACATTGCATCCACAAGCTACAGATGACCTGGGAACAAGGACCAGCATCTCTGCTGGGTGAGGAACTGTGGTTCCCACCACCTTCCTTCCCCATGAGATCTCTCTGAGTTGATCTGCCCGCTCTGCAGAACAGGGCCAGACTCTCCCCAATCGTTGAGGGGTTTGGGTCATCCGATTTATCCCGTGAATTTCTGAATGGAAGAAAGACTCCTCCAGTGCCCTTGAAAGGCTCTTTCTAAACTGTCTCCTCACTGTTCTGGAGTTCTGAATCAGACCTATAATAGACTCTGGTATTCCTAAGAAAGAAGAGCTAAAAAGCTCACTCAGGAACCTAGGAAACAAAGGCTCTATAGATTTGAGAAAAAGAATAAAATTGTCTCGATGTGTCTTCGACAAAATTATTGCCTCCCTGAACTCAGAATTCTCTACCTTGTCCACTTCATCATACAGAGCCTTCCTAATAGCTTCTTTCAGGAGAATTGTAGGACTTGCTCCTCCCCTTATGTTGAGTGTGGTGGGGTCCTCTAAAAGACGGGTGAAACTTTCTAAAGTTCTATCCCCTAGATCTGGATTCCCTGCCTCCTGACACAGGTGATGGATCCATGTCTCGGAGGCACTCAGCCATATCTCCTTCCAGAAGGTTAGACCCTCCGACACGGGATCAGAAAATTGTCTGATGTGGAATCTTCCCAGGGACATTCCTGATACTCCCCCCAACGATGGATCTAGATAAATTATCCTAGACATCGCCAGTAGGAAATCATCTCCTTTAGAGTTCAGAACCTTGTAAACTCGGTCCTTCAGGATAGGGCTGAACAAAAGATAATGATAAATTGCTTGAACTGACATCAAGAGGAAGTCTCTCATGGGCTTGATGAGAGACTGTGAGTGTTGAGCAACAGTCAAGGCGTTGGTGGAGACTGTAGACATAATGTTGGCTAGATTTACAATTTGGTCATTTGAGATGCAGGATACTCTGGCCCACCTCTTAGATTCTGGGACCAGGATGTTTCCACGAAATAGGGGAGTTTTTCCGTAAATGAGGAAGTCAAAGCTACACATTGTTTCTTCTTTCTTTATTATCAATCCGAGTTTAGAGGCTCCCTCCTCTATCGCTCTATAGATGGACATGGCATTCTTCGATATACTTTCCAGCTCATACCTAAGCCCCTCATTGTTGAGGCCTGATGAAAGCATGTAAGTGGGGCAGAGCACTTGGTTGTCCCCCTGTGCCAGAATCTTTGTCCTCGTATTTCGGGTTTGTGATTCCCTCTCAATCATAAGAAGGCTGACCAGACTCCACCCCTTTTGTCTGAGGCCTTCTAATCCTCCGTCTTGACCATTCCAGCATGTGGGCCCTTCAGCCATGTCGAGACAGTATATCTGGTCTTTCCAAATCCCTATCAGGTCAGACCTGTCTGAATAATATACCCAGGACTTCTGGAAGAACTCGTGTGTCCTAGAAAACACTCTGGACAAACCAAAAGCTTTGTCTAAGACAGAGAAAACATCCTTGGTAGACTCTAGTCGCTGGTGATTATTCCACTTTTCATAGTCCAGGTGAAAGGCATAAGTGACTCTTGAGTAATCCAACAGCCCTTGACCGGTAACCCTGTCTATCAACTTCTTGAATACCTTATTCAAATTGTCCGTCATGGTCAAAGCATCAAACAGAGGAAGAATATGGTTGGCCAACAACTTCTCTGTGATTACAAAGTATAGCCTTAGATTCCATGACATCAAGGCAAAGAACCTCCCCTCTATTTTCAACTCCCTCTCCTTGGGTTTTAGTCCTATGATCAGGTCATCTTCCGGTAGCCCTCCTTGATCGATTGTTCTTAAAAACTCTCTAGGATTGACTGGGGGTCGTGACAAGGCTGTAATGATGACCTTTTCGCTAGGAACCGGACCTCCCCTGTTTTCTGATAGCCAATAAGCAAGCTTAGATCGAGTGAATGAGTGTGACTTGTCATCCAGAATCTCTGAGGGGTCCATGGATTCGGGAATTTCAAAGATTTGTGTCATGGGCAATAAATGCCAAGAGTCTCCTAGGAGGTCTACAATATGTTTAGGAGGCCAGGTCTGAGTTGCAATGTAGGGAGCTAACGGATGATTTTTAGGGAGGGAATTTGTGTCTAGATACCATTTGGAATATTTGTCGAAACCCCACCTGAGAATTTTCTTCGCCAGATCGCTAGCCAAGCATTCTTGATATTTCTGATCTATGGTCTTTCTCATATGAACCTGATCAAATAGCTTGGTTAGTCCTCGTCTATAGTCGATGTATGGGTGTCCCCAGTGTCTGTAGCAACCATAAACGAATACCAGATCATGGATATTGTCAAATTGGCTCAACATAGAGAAGAACTGTGAGGCGCAAGGTCCAAAAGTTCCAATCAGCTGGGCCGTCTTGTCCTTTATAAAGGTTGGAAACTCTCCAAGGGGATGGATCAGAGGTCGGAACGTTTCTGCTTTCTGTACCAGAAGGTTCACGACATATGGCTCTAGCATCTTGATTATGTCATATCCAGGATTCCCGCATGTAGACAAGATCTTATCCCCCGCAATATAAAGGCGACATAGGTTGGCTACAAGTTCATCGGAATACCTTGGTTCTGGAGGGGATATTAGAATCAGCAATGAATTGAATCTGGAAAGAAACAGATCTTTCAACATCAATGTATAGTTCCTGTCAAATAGGCTGTTGGAGTCATAAGAATAAACAAAGTCCTTGGTGACCAGGAACTTCCCCCACAGGGGATCCTTAAACAAGACTTTGTCGTTCTTTATGTCTACTGATGTTATGTCTTTCCAGAGTGCCAGAATGGTCTTCTCTTCTTCCCAATCCAGGGCATTCATATAAAGAACAATGGTATGAAACAATAAGTAAGATGAGTACAGATTTCCCAAATATCTTCCGAAGGATTGATCGTAACTGACCCTGCTCAAGCCGGCCAAAACCCCTTCTCTCGGAGTCTGCAAGCCTCGATTCATAAGAGTGTAGTTCAAGATCGACTCAATTGGTGAAGACCTCTGATAGAAAGATGACAAATCAGCCAGGCACTTCCTACTCCGGGATGACTCTGCGTGGGATCCCCGTACCCATGTTCCCATCATTGCTTGAGCACTTGTGCCCCCGATTTTAATGACAGCAATATCCACCCGTTTAAATGATGCCTTCAAAACCTTATGAGACCTCACCATGTTTTCTGTGACTGTCATCCTCAAAGGCCTGTTTCCAGATAGAAGCCATTGAATCATCAGATGGGTTGGATCTTCCAGCAATGGGGAATTCAGATTATAATCGGAGTTCCTCAAAATGTTGGGGATCACTGGGTTCCCGCTCCATTCACACTCCGGTTCGGCAGGGTCAATAGGGTCATCATACACCTCTGAGGAATCAATCATGTTCAAGATGTAATGATGAGGAATGTTGTCTCGTTACAAGACCTTAGAGTATTTATGTTTTTTTCACACCATTTATGTCCTGTCAACAATACAGAGATGCAACTATGACAAATAAAGACATATACAAAGAGAAGACACTAAGTTGTGTTCTGTCTTTATACAGAACAATTAGAAACTCCCTGGAGCTCATCAGACCAAAGGGAGCACAGAATCTGTAAGATTGCTTAAAGCATTGATTTTCGCACCTCAGAGTTTTAAAGGCCAAAGTGAAGAATTTTATTTAATAAGATCTATTTGGACCCTGATCCTTCATATCAAACCTCACATTTACTCAGAAACTGATTGTCGTCATATCGACCTGAAAATATAGACATAAAGAACAGTGAATTCGGCCACACTGGAATGTTTGAGAAACATTTGCACCTAGCTAATAAATAATTCCTAGCGAGCATTGATTGTCAGAGGATTTGAGCAATAGCTCAATTCTTCCACTGAGATGATACGACTGTACCGTGGAATGTTTCCAGATGAAGAGGCAGTTAATCGGGTTGTATTCCATCCACCAACAACGCATTAAAGGGTGGTCAATTAGACACTTGATGTCCCTTTATATGACTCCCATGATGACACCACCTTTGACTTAGAAGAAGGAGTAGAAGATAAGCTAAACGGTGGGGCTACTTGATCCCTGACAGAGCTTCTCCTCCTCATCCGTTTGCAGCACATCCTCAGAAGACATACTAGAATGAGCAGTGCAATTACACTGGCACCTATCAAAGCAAAGAAACTCCAATTTGGCAAGCCCAAGTCGACATCAGATACTAGCTTCTGTATGTCTGGCATGTGGACATCGACGAAGTCGTCTGCATCACCATCCTTTTTGAACACTGAGGCTTTGTCAATTAATGGGTGTCTTAGAGGGAACACTGCAGCCTTCAAGAGGTCCATATGTTGTTTTAGCAGTCCAGACTGCATTTCAGGGATGAGAATCCTACCATCGGGCCCTTTAATGATTCCATTGAAGAAAACCCCTGTGTCTGACTCCATACATTTATTGTTTACCTTAAGGCACCCTTTGGAAGGCAGTATGTCGACCCAATTATCCACCCTTTTATAGTGAACATTGGTTTCCATCAGACTCCCATTGAGGATTGTATAGGCCTTTCCATACCCGGGGACTAACTTCCGGAAGTGACTGAGCCTTCTGAAACTTAACGACTTAGACATTAGGACGGTCTCTAGTGTATCCAAACACTCCTCTCTCTTCCTGATGAGGTCATCTACAATCAAATGTTCAATTTCGTCTATGCGGTTGTTATGCACGTTCACCAGCTGATCAGGAGAGCACCATACATGGATTTCAGGCCTAGTGAACGAGACCCATGTCCCATCATATAACCGTAGGCCTGGTTTCCCACACAAGGTCAACTTGCATGCTCCCTTCAGGGTTCGATAAAACCCTCGTTCATCTGTGAATCCACACATACGAGACCCATTCATTGCCTTTCTTCCTGTGCTTGTCACAAATATGTCACAAATCAAACTCAAGTTAGGGTCTTCAGGCAACCACAACGTGTAATCATGATTGGTAGCACATGAGGGAATTGATGGATAAAACTTAGAGCAGATTCCTGTAGGAAACATGGGGGAATGGAGAGTTCTACCGTATACATCCATCTCTACAATGCTTGGAGAGATTATTAACAAGGATTCTTTGGTTGTGGTGACAGTTCGCAGCCAACTGTTATCCGGATAGGGTGTATGTAAAGACTCCTCGTATCTAGGATCTCCAGAAACTTTCCAGTTGAAGGCATCCCTACATGCGGAAACAGTTGGTTTAAAATGTTTTCTCTTAAATGTGGTAGTAACATATCCAACAAAGTTGGTGTATGTGACTGCCTCGTTTATCACACCTGTGCAAGTGAACCCCGGCACTTTCTGATGGGCGAGAAAACCGGTTTTGAGCTCTACATAGGTAAAGGATGAAGTTTCACTGCACCCCTCAGCATCAGACAGTAAGTTGTTAGGACAGCTCAGGTGGATTAAGTCAATTGGAGTCCAGGGATTAAGCCGTTCGGGAATTGTATATAGAGGGAAGTCTCCTATGGAACTTCCTATGAACAAGCAAAAGATGAAGGTTGAGAACAATTGACTCATGGTGGCGATTAGGGAGGGTTGTTATTCCGTGTTCACAAGTTTTTTTCACATTATGCTCAACCCTGGATCTAGAGATAAACAAGTGTTTAGGTTATAGATGTTGTGCTGGAAGCAGGCACCATTACTGTATTTGTTCTATTGCTCACAGATTATATCTACTCAAGATGGAGGTAACAATCACGGATATATTTGTTGGGCCTTGAATTACTCCAAAAGGAGGGAAGTGTTCTCGTCCTCTTGAGATTGTTGTGTCTTTAGGGCCATATCTGCCCAGAGCTGGCAGGCTCGAGAGTTCATGTTGATGCACCACAACCTTCCCTGGATGTGGCATTGTCTTGCACTCACTCTTATCTGCAAGCCGACGAACTCTGCCTCGTCATCCCATGTTATTTCTTGAGAATACTCTAGCTCTTCTCCTTCTAGAGGCCCATGAGATTCAGCCCACTGAAAGATCAGGGTTCTGCGAAGTTTGTAAACCCAGTTCATACCTTCAGGGATGGGGGACCCAGATAACACTAAGCCAATTACTATTTTGACCAGCCCGATCATTCTTCGGTTTCCTGAATAGACGTTATCAAACGACTTCAAGATGTGTCGAAGAATTCTAAAGGAGTATCCATTAGGACTACATGTCTTAATCTCTCCATTGATACAGAAATTTCGAACACTTGCTTTGCCTTTAACCTGAGTCAAAGGGACATACTCCGGCGGAGGCATCCAAAGGTCATCATCATCAGGAGGAGCTGATGCTGCCCCATACTTGGGAGTCTCCTCATCTTTGCAAGTCTTCACTATTTTCTTCAGGAAATTCATCTTTTTAGGGATGTTACATGTTTTTTTCATGGCTTTGTCCAAATTTGATTGAAATGAGTCAATTTGATCAACATTCTAATTCCTGTCTACATCTTCCAGCCTTGCCATATAGCTGTTGATATCATCTTGCATAAGTCTGGCCACCTTGTCTGTATCTGCCAATAGTCTGAACCTCTTAGAAGAGTCTAAGGCCACAAACCCTAGGATACATCTGAGAGGCAGCTTCCCTCCCTTTTCTGCGATCTTCTCCACCCCCGGTATGTTCATTGATGCCTTGACTATATCATCCAAATTCATTTTGAGCTGTTCAAAGTTCCATAAGAAGATCCCTGATGATCTAGATGGGAACTTATACTTTTTAGAAAAGCTTTCAGCAACTTGATGGGCAACCTCTCCCTCTATGTCATTGACTTCTTCAGTCTCATTAGTCCAACTCACCTCTGGAGCCTTGCTTGGCTTGGGTCTCTCCTCTGCCTTTTTGGGATTGAGTGCTTCTTCCCTCTTGGGCGGGGTCAGTTCTTGAGGCAGATTAGAGGAGAGTTGTTTGTCAGTTTGCGTTTGCCTGTTTTCCACGGTTTTAGAACTGGTCTTCATCACATTCGTGAGTACATAACCTTTTATGTCCTCTGTCATTGTAGACCATATCTTAAAAAACCCTTCCCCTGACTTCATCCTTTTAACAATCCTTGCCCCTACTTCCTCAAGAAATCCCTGGAAGGGAACCAGAGGATCTTGCCCCTTAGGCAAATAGAACTCATCTTCTGAGCTGCAATCATCCTCATCATCCTCTGCAACCTCCATTTTCCCAGATGTTTCTGCGAGCCTCATTCTATTCATGTCTTCGGGCAAGGAGTCAACGTAGAAAGGCTCACCTTGCAGATGTGCCTGATTACTCGCTATAGTCAAATTGACCACATCAGCAGTCTCATCGGCCATCTCCAACTCCACATACCCTGCACGCACCAAGCTGGGATGCACCAGATCCTTACTCATGCTGAGATGATGGATCAAGGAGTGGTGTTGAGTTTTTTTCTTAAATCTTCCTGCACAGCGATGCACCTTCGTTGTTTGTGTCAAAAACTAAAATTTAAGACTCAAGAGCTCTCCGAGTACACTTTGTTGAGGAATTCCGCAAAAGAGTTTGGGCGAGCCTGGTGGTTTGAGCTTACAGACACATATCTCTGTATATGAGACTTCCTCAGTCGACCATTGTTCATCATAATCCTGCTATATACGGCCTCTGGACTCCTGGTTTCACCAGAGAAAAACTCCTCATCGTCAGAATCAACTGTTCCATCATCCGCCAAAGATGCTTCAACCTTTGCGCCCTCTAACTCCGCATAGTCTTGCATCTCCTTCTCATCTCTAAAGAATCTCCTCTCAAAAGTTCCCTTCCCAAAAAACTCCTCCCCTAAATATCCCCCCAAAACAGACATCTCATGGGGTGCACATGTCTGAATCACAGTTGCATTTAGAGATCGTATCTGCCCCATATAACAACCTATGAAATGGATCAAATTAAAGGTATGACCCACAGCATTTGATGAGTAAGGAGATTTCCCGCTGAGTCCCAAAGCCCTGAAGTGGATAAAATATGAATGGGGAACAGCAGTTTCTTGTCCTGGCTCAAACATTCTTTTAATTTCCTCTTCGAAGTTTTTATGGAAAAAGTACAGGAGAGCATCTCTCGCGGATAAGTTGATCTGTTTAATGAATCCAGTGAAAGATACCAATCCTGAACAGTCTTCATAAGCAGTCACCACAGTGCCGACCCTAATAGCAGAATAAAGATGTTCAATTCTGGCAAAAAACATGTCATATGTACCTGCCAAAAACCTGAAGTTTGGGATAGTACTCCAGTTTGCACACATCTTGTGAGTTGTCATCAGGGTGTGATGCTCCACCACTTTTATAAAGGGAGCAGTTTCGAAGATCTGCTCCATCCTATCTGCTACATTGGTCTTGTAATTAGCTGTGTTTTGACCCACTATCTTACTCAGTCTATAAAGACAAAGCAAGAGTCCCACTAAAGAGGCATGTTCAGCAATCGTGGGGTCCCTAGTCATATCTGCCCCCCCTGCTTGCGCCCAGTTTCCTTCCACATTTGTCCTGGTTATATCTACCAAAACATTGGGAGTTATTGTCTCCCCTTTCTTCGCTATGATAATCCCATAGCTGACCCAGTCCTCAGGACACACTCCTTCGAAGAACTGCATTGCTGCGGCCAGATAAGAACACACATCATCTGGATCTAATTTGGCAGCATTCATGCCTGACAATATCGACTTGTAAGCCGTACTCAGGTCTGGGGCCTTCCCGAGAGTGATGCCCGGCTTCTTCCCATCTGTGATAGCTGGATACTTATATTCATATTGGTCTGATATAATCTCAGGCTTTAAAGATACGATCTGATTGTGAACCTTAAAAACAATCTTGTCAGAATCCATTGTAGGGGTGTTACATTTTGTTCAGCGCATTGTCGCTGTCTATATCTTCTCTGATTTTGCTGTTAAGCGT